ACCAGTTGATTTTTTGCTTGCTCTAGATGGTGATGCATTTTTAAAATATTGGAAAAATGTTCTTTGTTTTTCTCTACATGTCCAAGATCCTTGTTCATGTTTTCTTTCTTTTGATTAATAGTCTTTTCAGTCTTAACCTTACCTATTTCTTTTAAATGCTTTTGCTTTAAGTGCTCAGTATACCCTTTTGTTGAGGGTGTAGTATTATCACGTACGGTGCTATTAATATATGTCTTTAAGTGTTCTTGGTGACCTTCAATAGCTTTATGTGCCTCTTTAGGGGTATCATTAAAGGTCTTAGTAGCAGCATGAATGTGCTTGGTATATGTTTCGTGTTGTTCAGGGGTCATCTTAGCATGATGTACATCGTCCTGTGTATCAATATTATGAACGTCTGGGTGCTTTTTAAAGTGTGAGAGATCAGGTGCATACTTTGCCTTCATAGAGTCAAAGTGTTTGCCCTCATACGCGGTATGAACTGCAATACCTATCTTTGAATGTTCAATTTTTTTACCTTCTTCAGTCTTATGCTTGGTTGAATAGGAGATAGTATTAGGTTTAAAGTGAAATTTACCACTATGGCTCTCTACATCACCTTCTGGGTTATCTTTTGATTTAACTCCCGAGTGCATTAAATCACCTTGATATACTCCTTTACCTGGGGATATTTTTGGAAGATGTTTAAGCGCATGTTTTAATTTTGTCGCCAGCCCTGGCGTATTGCCGTGATTAGTTTCTATATCCTTATGGCTGTAATTAATCTTTGGATCTTTGTTAAAAGCAGATTTAGTAGCAACAAAGAACTTACCAGTCTCTGGGTGGTGTCCAAAAACAATGGATGGCGACCCATCGTATTTGGTTGTAATCTTTGTATTATTATGCTTGCCATGTAGATGTGAGTGTACGTCCTGCAAGTTATGAAAGGCATGGGCAAATCCTTTGTCACCGGCATTAATGACATGATCTTCAGCATGTTCTAAATGCTTAAGTTTTTCTTCGGATGCTGCTTCTGTAATAAAGGATAGAAAGTTCATTTTAATAACTTAAATGGGTTAGGTTTAGAGGTACCGGGCATGACACTGTAAGGACTGCTTGCTATTTGTTTAATCTTAACTTCAGCTTGTATTTCAAAATTAGATGATCTATCACCAACTCTTAATACTACATCATTTGTACCAGCAAAAACTGGCACCTTGGGTATCTTAAGGGGGTTTACATTACCAAATTGATAGAAGTCATTACCTGCACAAAGATAATACGCTGGTGCAGCTTTTCCCTTAAGATAATGTAATGTAACTAACTCTCCCACATTTGTATTGGGGACCTTACAAATATTTTTATTTGGTAAAGTAGCAAGATACTGCTTCATCATTTCTAACGAAACCGTATTAGGATCAGTCTTTCTTTCGGTTTTAGAGGAATATAATGTTATTTTTCTTATATCACCTTTAAATTTATTTTTTGCTAAAAATACTTTGAGCCCGTCAATCCACTGCTTAGCTTCTTTGCTCTTGTTAAAAATGCCTGCTAACTTATCAGTAGCAGCTGATTTATAAGAAGCAGGTACTACCCATTCCCCATTAATATAAGAGAATCTAGGGTTCATTAAATTATCAGTATGGTTCATTTTTACTTCTACCCATACCGCTTTAGAGTCTTTAAATGACCCATACTCAACCTTAACGTCAGGGTAGGATGTACTAACTACAGGTCTAACTGCTGTTAATCCTTTAACTGAACCGTTAATGTTCTTTGCAACATCGTGCTCATATTTGTCTGACGTAGCGCTCATATTCCTCCCAGTATATGATATTTAGGAAGAAAAAAAAGCCCGGCTAGCCGGGCTTCCGTATTTAATTAGCTTATCCAAAGTGCGAACTATTAATACTCTTCGTAAGTTTTTTAGCAGCTGATTTATGCTCATCTGAAAGAGATCCGCTTACATGGCTACTAGGAACTGAAGCTTCGTCATGATGCTCATCCTTAAGAGGGACTTTAATTGAAGAGACCTTACCAGTAGCTTTGTGCTGGGTAATAAAATGCGCATGATTATCATGTGATTCAGCTGGATGATAGTGATAATCGCCATGAGTAAAGCTAGAAGAGTCTGATTTTGCAATGCTTGTACCGTGTGATTTCATGCTACCCATGTCCTCAACGTGCTTGCTACTTTGAGCTAAGGATGTACCCTCCCCCTTAGCCTCAGTGAGACCAGCAATACTTAATCTTTTTTGCTGATCTGAAATGAATTGTGCGTAGTTTTTAGTCATACTTTTCTCCTTAAGAATATTTTATTTATTTATAATACTACATTCCTATCGATCTAGGGGAATACTTAAGAGTCTGGCCGGATTTATGATCTTGCTCTAGATAGTCAGCAAAACACTCAAAGCGAAGTGCGGAGTCGACCTCACTACGTGATTCAAGTGCTTTTTGCGCATCTCGTAAGAATCTTACAAGAACGTGCACAGGTACACTACTACCATTAATCATACGATTTATTTCAGAAGGCGACTTTACTTTAAGCATGGTTTTCCCTAAATATGTGTATTACTATTATAGTATAATTTGAAAAATATAGCAAGCAGGTGATTTTATAATGCAAAATTTTATAGAATCATGGATCCATTAACCTTACTTGCACTTGCCAATGGCGCCGTTGCTGCCATTAAAAAAGGCTGCCAACTCTACAAAGACATCAAATCCGCTGCCGGGGATGTAAAAGGTGTGTTAGATGACCTGGATAAGCAGTTTGCAAAGCAGCATGAAAGTAAGCCTCCTACTAAAGAACAACGTCAACAGTTTGAACAAAAGAAAAAAGAAGTAAGAGCAGATATTGAGAGAGATCCTAATGATGTTATCTCCATTATCGGAGACCAGTTAGGAACATTCTTTGATGCTATGGATAAAATTGAAGAGTTGTTTTATGAAGAAGAAAAAAAATCCAAAGAAGTATACATCGGGGATGTCTCTTTAAGCCGTAGAGCATTGCAAAGAGTTCTAATTCGTTCAAGACTTGAGCAAATGGAAGTTGAATTGCGTGAGCAAATGATTTACCATGTGCCAGCAGATTTAAAAGATTTGTGGACACGATTTCAGGAAATGCGTGGACAAATTATTCAGGAACAAAAAGTTGCCAGAAAAATAAAAGAAAAAGATGACGCAATTAAAGCAGCAAGACGTAAGAAAAGAATGGAGAATATTACGTTTGAAATTGCTATAGTAGTTGGTATCCTAGCGGTTTTTTTAGTAATGGGGCTATTGTTTACATGGATACATTTTGATAAGAAAAGAAGATGGCCAGAATTAGAGCAAAAAACTTATCAAGCAGAATTAGAAAAAGAGAAAAAATTAAAAACAGATAAGATATTGGAGGCAATAAAATATCTTGATGAACAAAACTATCAACAGAACAAGGACTTAATAGTACCTTCAGATGAAAAAAGATAACAAATACACGTTTTTAGAATGGGTATTTGATGAAGTTGGGTTTGGGAAATTTATTTTACTAGCCTACCTATTTTTATTATTAATAGCTTTAGGAGTTCTTGCTGGAGTGTGGTATATAACGAAAGTTTAAAGTGATATCTAAAAAAATCATAATATACACCTCCATAGCAATGGCCGTTGCAGTTCCTATAGTACCAGACAAATACAAGATAGCTATTAATGTAGATAGAGCTGAACAAACTGGTAATAAGAGAGAACAAAAGAGAACTGAAGTAGTAAAAACCTCTTGTGAATTAGAGGCAGATTTTATCACCTCTAACAATATTCACGTATGCAGATACAAATGTAAAGAAGGCGGAAGTATCAGTATTACGTCTATTAATAGATCAAATAATTGTCAACAATCCATAAAAGCAGATGTGAAGATATCTAAAAAGAATGCTATATAATTTGTGTTTCAACTGAATTGGAGTTTTTATGTTTAATTTAAAAAATGTAATTTTAGCTGCAGGTGTAATAATTGCCGTTTTAGGTGTATTTAATGCTAACCTTGCAATCTTTGGGGTGGGTGTTATTATTGGAATTGTTGCTCTCTTTATCCTCAAAACAGAGAGAGATCTGGATGCAGCATTACCTGTTGTGCCTACAACAGAACCCGACACCGTACCTGAACCAGTAAAAGCTGCTGAAGCTGTGCCTGAGCCCATCGCACCAGCAGTTGTACAAGAGCCTGTCAAACAAGAGGTTGCAAAGCCGGCGCCAGTTATTAAAGCGCCCCCTGCTGCTGCGCCCAAGAAAAGAGGCCGTAAGCCTACTAAGAAGTAATTATTTGTAAATATCGACTTTATCTGTAAAGCGATAAAATAGACCTCGTTCTCTACCGTGTGCTTCTATCTCCCAAGGTAGATCCCAGTAGTCAACGAGGTTTTCATTTACTTCCCTGCCCTGCCAACGTGATATATGAGCAGGCACGTGGGAGCTGGTTAGTTCTCTAATAGCAAATTGCTTTAGGTGTACCATCTCATGGGCAAGAGTTATGAGGATCTCTTCAATGGGACGATCCTTCTCTATCTGTATTTCGAATTCTCTGACACCTACATCTTGCGCAATAAATTGACAATAGCCTTCGGCGTCACCATCTAACTTTCTTTTTAAGAAAATCTTAAGGTCAACTATATTGGCAGTACGTTTATTAAGTAATTTACTACCGTAAAACTCCGCCGCATTGGTAAGGAGTTTTTTTATTTTTTTTGATCGAATACCCTCAACAGAAACTTCCATAAGGTTTCCTCTCTTATAAGGGTATTTATGGAGTTTGGAATATCTAAGTGTCCTCTTTTTCATCGTATTCTCCGTTAACTATATTCCAAATATCGAACGGCATGCTGAACACCAAGCTAATATATTCAAACGCTGAAAGCACGGAGATCACTAAAAGAGAAATAGGAAACGAAATACACCATATTATAACTTTTTGAATAAGCGTCATTACTGAAATCCTGAAAATAGATTCTTATTGAATTTTTTATCTTCTGCCTTTAATCTAGATCCGGTATTGGTATTATCAAAAAGCGGCTTATCATCTGAAATATCATCCTGGGCAGACTGCTCTACATTATATAGTTTCATCTTAGACTTGTCTATTCCGATTACAAACTTCCTGTGAAAGAATGGGTCATTATATCTATTCTTTAACTGTTTAACCATAATCTGGCCAAGCCCCTCCAACTCCTCAGAGGTGATGAGTGCAAACATAAGGTCTGCTGTTGCAGGCAATCCGAATGACTCACTTGTATCTTCCAAACCAACGTCTGTGTTAGAATAACCCGAGCGCGTTGTCTGTGTAGCGGATACTACAGGCACATTAAACTCAACTGCCAACCCTCTCAACTCTTCTGCTATAGATTTAATATAGGTATAGGAATTTACATTAGCACCAAATTTAAGTCTTGATGACATACAGATATTCAAGTAATCAATGTAAATGATATCTGGTTTAAAATTACGCTTTAACTTAAGTTCATTGAGTAGGTGTCTGAAGTGATTGGAACCAGCTGATGCGGTTGGGTATTCCTTAATAATAAGTTTACCAGGAGTCTTACTTTTTACTCTCTCAATCTTCTTATCGTAAACATCCTTTGGTAGCATTGAAAGCATATCAATAGGTTCGTTTAATAGATTGGCATCTATACGTTCAGCTATCTTCTCCTCAGCCATCTCCATCGTGATGTATAACACATTATGGCCTTGGCTGAGATTGGCGGCGGCGCAGTGGCACATGAATAGCGACTTACCGACCCCGGTACCAGCCAATGCTATGTTAAGTGTCTTCTTAGGTATGCCACCTTTTGTAATAAGATTAAAGTAATCAAGATCAAAAGGTAGTCGAGATTCTTTACGGTGATAAAATTCGTACCGTTCGTCTGAGTCTTCTAAGAAGTCATGTCCAATATGTGTATCAAATGATACTGATAGCGCCTTAGATAGGATATCTGGTATTACTCCCTTGTCCTGACCCCCCTTACCATCCAATATATTAATGGACTCCATAACCGCATTATATACGGCCTTGTCTTGACAGAACTTTTCAGTCTGGTCCATCAACCAATCTATATCGGTCTTATCTTCATTAACGGTTATAACTTGTTGCTTGAGAGACTTAACTTCATCATCATTTAAGTTACTCACGTTACTAATTTCAATAGCTAATGCCTCTTTAGTTGGAAGGTTATTATACTTCTCAACATACTCTGAAATTAAGTTAAATAAAGTCTTATCGGTCCTCGACTGGAAGTAAGCATCCTTTAAAAAAGGAAGAGACTTACGTGCATAAGTCTCATTAAAGATTAGGTTACTAAAAATTAATTGTTCAATCATTTTTTACTGGTTGTGGTGGCGCAAGCATACACATTTTAACTTCTCTAAATTTAAAGCTCAACTGCCAAAGATGCTGCCAATGTGATTCGTACTTAAGCCAGGTTAAAAATCTATCCTGTGCATGAGATAGGGTATTTGATTGAATAACCATTTCGCCTTCGAATTGATTATTCTCAGAAGAATATTCAACTATAAACGTTTTCATACAAATCCGACTTTGCGCTTTGTTGTCTTTGGTGCTTCTACTTGCTTATGAAAGATATCGGCAATGCTGTACTTACCGTCTGCCTTGATCTCGAGTTCAACATTAAGACGTGTAGCTAGTTTTGCTGCCTGTTCTTCGTTAAGGGTATCAAAGTTCAAGATGTCAAAACAACGACCTGGGCGAATAAGGGCAGGATCAACATCACGGATAGATGGTAGGTTAGTTGAGAAGATCATCTTTTTATTCTTTGTAGTAACCAATCCGTCACCTACGTTAAGAAACTTATGCATGAAATCATTACCATCATTACGAGCACCTAGGAAGTTATCTGCATCTTCAATGATCATCACGTTGCGATCACCCTCAATAAAGTTTGCAAAGATATGATCTTTAGACAGAATATTTGTATCGTAAGTAACCATTGCTGATAGTTCGGCATGCTGCAACAACCCCCTAATAAAGGTTGTCTTACCGGTGCCTGGCGGGCCAATCAACAATAGGATAGACGCAGAGGACTTTAAGAAGCGATCATAGTAATCGCCAAGAGCTTCCCCGTTTAGAAAGGGGTACATCTCCTCCACAGGCACTCTATCAGAACGTACAGGTACTTCGATACTCTGCCCATCACCACTGTAAATCCATTCAATTACGTTCTTTACTTCTTCAAACTGTTCAGTTAGCTTACTTTCCCAGTGGTATACGAAATCTGAATCACCGTATACCTTAATGACAATAGATGACGAGTTTATACTGTATTCAATGTAAGAACTAGTTTCGTCCTCGACCATTATCCCAGTATCTTCACGAAACTGAATAAATCTAAGCTTACTGGTAATGATAACTTTATGCCATTCAGCACGAGTGGCAATAATGGTAAACTCTTTGTGATGAGTTTCTAAAGCCTTATCATTTCGGTTAAACATCAATTGACCGGTGATAAAATCACTTACATCTGATGCCCCTAAAAATATATCATTCGCGTTCATTTTTTTCCCATGCGTTTCTATAGAATCCCAAGTCCACTTTTTCAAAAATTTTACCTTCCTCTTACCTCTGGCACGTCGATATCGTATAGGAGGGGGCCAGGAGTTTAAAGATTTAGATGCCATTTTAAGCTCTTTAAATATTTGATTCACCAACGAACTCACAAAATACGACCAGTTCTATCCTGTATAATTTTATCAATATAATTTAAAAAATCTTGCTGTGATAACTGACGCCTTGTCTCGTAAATAGCAATCCAGATATTCGAGCTCAATCCAAATCTAGATACGTACTCCTCTCGTATATCTTCATCTTCAAAGTCATCTAGACCTACCTCAACATCAACCGTTACTGTCTTGCTCATTATTAACTCCATAACTAAATTCAGTCTTAGCTGCCACTTCTAGCCTTGACATAATTTCTTCTGTATAGTACTTTTCTGGATTTTCGTTTATAGTTTTACCGAACACCTTTGATCCATCAGGCAATTCATATCTAGTAGATACCTTATTAAAGATCTTATGCTTTTCAGCCAGGTCTAAAAGACCATAGTACTTGTCGAGGCCTTTGTCGTAAGTAAGAAGCACTTCGACTTTGCTATTCTCTTTTGAGAGTCTGGATTTGTGCATATTGACTTTGATAATATTGCCAACGATTTCGTCTCCATCTCTTTCCTTTTTCTTTCCGAGGTAAGCAATCGTGCTAGCTGCGTATTTGAGTCCTGAACCACCGCCCATCTCCTTTTGAGGTATGTAAGAACCGACCATCTCGTAAACGTGATTGGTCACAAGCATTGGCACTTTAACTTTTGCAAGCTTAAGTGTCAAGACACGGAATGTGGCCTTAATGGTTTGGGCCTTTGTCATATCACGTGTTTCTTTACCCTCAGTACTATCTTCCATCTCTTTAGTGGTTGATAGTAGACCAAGACTGTCCAACACCATCATCATAGGTGGACGCTTGTCTATCGGGTGTTTATCAAATGCCTCTAGCATCTTTAATGCATGAGTTCTAAACTTCTGAATAGTATCGGGCTCGGCTAAGATGACTCGATTAGTATCGATACCTCTTGCCTCCATCATACCTTTGGTGACCGCGGCCTCGGTGTCGTAGTAGACGACTGCTCCGTCTGGGTTCTTGTCAAGGAAGGCTCTAACGACACCAAGTACGAAGTAAGTTTTACCAGTAGCAGATTCTCCTGCAAAAGCAGTAATTTTGTTATCAGGTATGCCGCCATAGATGCTACCAGAGAGAACAGCGTTGAGAATATAGCTGCCAGTATCAATAAAACCACCAAACTCAGCAGAACCGGCACCGTCAGCGGCAATAGTAGTATCTTCATCTTTTATCTCATTAATTAGGTCTCTAAAAAAACTCATTCTGCTTCCTCAAATAATTCAATAGCATTATTATAACCGCGTTCGAAATCGTCAGCGTCAGCCTCCTCACCCTCTACACCTGCATAGGGGTTAGAGTACTTTGACCCAGCAATTGCTTGATCGTATCCCTGCTTGTAGGGTGCTTCTTCGTACTTAACAATTTTAGGCTTTTTCATACGTTCTCCGTTTGTATTTGTTTAGCATAGTGCGCATAAAGTCTATTATACGCTAATCTCACATTACTAGGCAACACTTCACCAAACTGATGTAATACCTGTTCTATTTCCTTAGACAGATCACGAGACAGTCTTAGTTCTTCTGTCGTTCCTATTTGATGTACTTCAAAATCATTCATAGTTTTTTCTTCGTAACTGCGTCACCTACGATGGAATCTATCTTTGCTTTAAATTCCTTAACCTTTTCGAGTCTGTTGGGCCAGAGGATATATTCCTTATCTGGATTGGCCTGTAGGTTTTTAAGCAAAGGTATAATAGCATTATACAATTGCTGTAACTGGGTGTTCAACTCTGTCTGCCCTTTAGTAATTACTTCCTCACTAACGGTAGTAAACCCAAAGTCAAAATCGTCTTCTAAAGTACTCATGTAAAGAATCCTTCTAATGTGCTTCGTTTTTCCGCCTCCCACCCAATAACACCAAGGATGGTATCCAGGGGTTCAAGAAAGGCTTTATCGAATTGTTTATCGTAATCGACCAGATGGTCTAGTTCTAACTCCTTTGGTAGCTTGCCAGGAGTGGAGATGACATGCTCTCCGAGATAATTAGGCGTCTTTAGATAGCAGAACTTAACCTTGGAGCCTCGGTGCACAACTTCATACTTTGCTTCTAGCTTTTTCTGCTTAATGAAGTGATTATAAAGAATGGCGCCCTTAACGTGTATAGGGGTACCAAGTTTAAAAATCTTTCCACTGACACTGGCACCTTGCCACTTTTCTAACTCCTTACAGCCACGTGGGAATGCAACATCCTCAAAGGGTAGCTTCTTAAACTCCTCCTTCTGCTTTGCCACATATTGCTGCAAGTCATCTTCACTACCGTTCATAATAATGATGATAGCTTCCTTAAAGTTAGATCTGATAGCAGCCGGGGTCGAAGAGCGTACTGCCTCAATACCCATCATCTTTAACTTAGGTTCAGCGTACTGTACCCCCTCGTTATTATACACGTTTAAGATATAACGTTTCTTAGCAGTAAAGATACCTTTGTTAGCAATTGCCTCACGCTTCATCTTCATCTTCTGGGAGTAAGCATTTACGTACACTGCTAACTCATCATAGCATTTATCAATGTAGGGTTCTAACTTCTTCTCACACACCTCATCTAAGAACTTAACTATCTTATCGTTATCGGCCTTGGGCATAACCTGTTGAACCAGGCTGTCCAGTGTTATGTACATAGAGTCAGTATCAACTGCTATAACATAGTCTCTGTTATCAGTTTTAAATATCTTATTAAGGTATTTGTTAATGCGTTCCTCTACCCACCGAATGGATAGTTGGCCAGACTTGGTAATTGATTCGGCATACTTAGGGTCAAACCATCTAAAGAACCTATTGCCAAGGGCACCATAAGCAGAGTTAAGTTGAATCTTCTTTGCCAGCTGCATGTTGTGGCATCTTGAGATCTCTTTCTCAAACTCGTAACTTGGATTAGCCTCATACTTCTTCTTTGCCGCGATCATTTCATTTTTAAAGTGAACGCGATCGTTATACATCTTTTCCATCAACTTAGGTAAGAACCCTTGACGGTCTCGATCAAAGTAACACCCCGTTGCTGCTACTGTATAGTTCTGTGCGATCATCTCCCGACGAATACCAATATCGTTTAACGCACCGTTAAGGATCTTATCAACTCCGGCGTCTGTATTGAGTGATGCAAACATACCCTTATAGGTTTCCGGGCTAATATTATATTGCATGATAAGGTGGGGGTAGAGACTGTTAAGGTCGAAAGAAACAACCCACTTATGCAAGCCTACCTGAGGGTCCTTGACGTACGCACCTTCAATACCCTCCTGCCCCTCCCTCTCACCAGGGTCAAACATCGGTACTACAATTTTATGATCGATAAGATAATTATGAATAATAACATCCCACATACGCACTGAGGTGAATGTATCCAGGTAGTTAACTTTACCGTCATACGCTAGTGCATAAACCTGGTCAATAAATTTAAGCTTATCATCCATTCGATAAACCAGATCTACGTCACGTATGTTATAGTTAATATAGTTACGGAAGTCTTCTCTATAGAACTCGTCTAAGTTCTCGTACCCCAGTTCGGTATAGTCTAGTTTACGTTCACCTAGGACTACGAATGCAATGTGGTCGAGTTTGTAACTCTCCTGCATGGTAAAGGAGAACTTACGATACAGCTGTAAGTAGTCAAGAATAGTAATACCAACAATAATTGGTATATTAAAGGCGCGCCCATTGATCTCAACCTCACGCTCGGACAAAATGCCCCACGGTGAGAGACGTTTGGCTGATTCAGGACCAATGATGCGCGTAATTCGATTAATAAGATATGGCATGTCAAAGAACTCGCAATTCCATCCTGTAATGATATCAGGATTATATTGCTCCGATCTCCAACATTTAATAAACATCTCCAACAACGCCTGCTCGGTATCGCATTGGATGTATGTTATGTTATCAGACTCCGGGGTATACGGAAAGTATCCCATTACTACAGACTTATCACCTTTACGTAGGGTGATAGCAGTTACTTGTTTATCTGCTAAAGAGATGTCAGGGAATCCCCCACTTGAGTCAGTCTCAATATCGATAGTAGTTACAGAGATGATTTTAGCATCATAGTCAATCACACCTGAGTAGTGATCGTTTATGAAAGGGTAAATCCAGTTAGTCATTCCGTAGACTGACTTACCAGATACCCCCGTATTTTCTTTCACATAGTTTTTAGCATCGTAAATACTATTGAAAGTCTTCTTATAAACTGACTTGCCGTCCAGGGTCTTATATTCGTCTAATCCTACCCTATCATTAGTAAAGAGCCAGGGCTCACAGGGTACAGTATATTGTACTCGTCTACCATCTTCGTAGCCGCGAATAAGAAACTCGTTTTTGTGCTGATGCACGTTTGTGTAGAATGCCATAGGTTCATTATATAGTGTATTATGTTAAATGTCAACTAAGTTGTTTTTAAATATCTTCCACGCCTCTTCCCATGACCATCTCATACTACCAGCCATTACTTTCTCACGGCTAAGTTGCAAGCACCCATCAATAGCATCTTTGAGATTTTCATTCATAAATCCAGTAGTACCCTGTTCTATTACATCCATAGGTCCATCACAAGGATACGCAGCTACTGGCGTACCGCACGCCATTGCTTCTATCATTACTATACCAAATGTCTCCCATCTACTAGGAAATACAAATACATCTGCCAAGTTATAGTAATAGGAAAGATCGTGACCTGTTTTATATCCTACAAACTCTACCTCGGGGTATTTCTTTTTGTAGGTCTCTAGCATAGGGCCATCACCAACCATAATTTTTTTAGCGCCTGGGTAATCTAACTCGAAAAAATCTTCTAAGTTCTTTTCTTTACTGACACGGGCAACACATAAAAGGGTTAACTCAGTATTATGTCTATAGATTCTTGGGTAAAAGAAATTGCGATCAACACCTCGTGTCCATGAAATAACTTCTCCACTAAACCCGTGTTGCTTGAGTTCTTTGACCATAGATTCTGTTGTGGTAAGTACTTTGCAACTGTGCTTATGGAACCAACGTACTAGAGGCCAAGTAATTGCCTCAGGGATGCCAAATAGGGCTCTAATTCCTTCTGGAAACTTAGTATGATAAGCGGTATTGTAACGATAAGAATGTAATGAAAGATATTTTCTAGCCCACAGACCAAGAGGACCTTCTGTGGCGATGTGGATATAATCCGGATTGATCTCCTCAATCTTCTCGCCCATTTTCCTGGGATAGGCAATCTTGACTTCGTTGTAGCGAGGGCAATCAAAGTAGCGGAACCACCCGGGATGAAGCACCACAACGTTATAACCATCGCGAGTCGCGCACGCCTCAATGTTCTTATAAGTCGTAACGACACCGTTTATCTGATCAGGTAAGTTGTCCGTAACTATCAGAATAGTTTTTGACTTCATCACTTTCCTTTGTCCATGTAATTATTTCCCACTTACCGTCCCAGTGTTCAACTAAGGCAGTACACGACTCAACCCAGTCACCATCATTCATGTATATTACACCATTGATTTCTTTTATCTCTGCGTGGTGTATGTGTCCACATATGACTCCATCAAAGCCACGCTTCTTACAGTAATTGGCCAGGTTCTCTTCAAACTTGAATATAAAGTCTACTGCTTTTTTAACCTTGTACTTAAGATACTTGCTAAGGCTAAAGTACCCAAAACCCATACGACGACGAATCCAATTAAATTTATTGTTAAGTGTAAGAACAATGTCATATGCTTTATCTCCTAGGAATGCTATCCACGGTGCTAGTCTAGTAATGCCATCAAACAAGTCGCCGTGTGTAACGAGATAGTGTTTACCGTCTGCCCCTATATGCTCTACTTGATTATGTATTTCTACTAAACCAAAACTGAACCCATATGGAATCATAGGCCTTAAAAACTCGTCATGATTACCAGCCACGTAAATGACCTTAGTACCTCGCTTGGCATGCCCTAGTACCCGCCTAACTACATTTGTATGGCTTTGTTTCCATCGCCATTTATTTTGCTGGATGCGCCATGCATCAATAATATCACCAACCAGGTATAGAGTATCACATGTATTATTTTTAAGAAAGTTATTTAACTTTGCTGCTTGGCACTCTCTTGTACCAAGATGCACATCGCTTATAAAAATAGAACGGTATGTTTTACTCATACCTGTATTTATCAGGAACCGCGCGGGAAGCGTTGCTTGCTCTGTCTTGCTGCAACGATAAATTCAGTCATGGTGTTAATAAATTTTTTGAATAGATTTAAGATTCTCATGTTATGTTTCCTTAATTTTGTGAATTAAAAAAGCCGGCGATCGCCGGCTTTGGTTACAGGTCGCGACCTAGTGGGTCTTCTGTAAGTAGCTCGGGTTTGGAAGCAGCTTTTGTAGCTTTTTCTTTTACCTCGATTTTCTTTGGCTTCTTGTGCTCAGGAATAATACGTTCAAGGAATACCTTCAACATACCATTAAGCATTTCTGCATCCTTAACTTCGATCTGCTCATCTAATGTAAAGGAACGAGTAAAGTTACGATTAGCAATACCCTTAAACAAAAAGTTATTATCATCCTCATCAGTTGAAGTATTGCCTTTGATAACCATGGTGTTATTGGCAAGTTCAATTTCAATATCCTGTCTTGCAAAACCAGCAACGGCGATTTCAACCACATAGGTATTGTCACCGACTTTTTTGATGTTGTAAGGGGGATAGTTAGGAATATTTTTTGTAAGGTCGTCGTGGATTTTTGAGAGTCGATTAAATTGATCATCAAATCCTACATAAAACTTATCAAAGTCCTTGAACATGTCACGTCCGAAAACGTCTCTAATGTGTGTCATTATGAACCTCCTATCACTTCTTAGCAGTGAACACTTTTGATACCGCAACCTCAGCTGCAGCACCAGTTACATCCCAAAAAGTCTTTGCGACTTGTTTGGTGAATGCAGTTTGTGCATCTACGAATTGTTGTAGGGGTTTACGGACCTGTTCGTCTGAGACGAATGTTTTAAGCCAAGTACTCTTGGATGATTGAATGGCGTCAATAGCCATGTCTGCGTATAATAGCATAGTTGCTCCTTTAGTAAGCGAGTTAGTTTAAAAAAGTCTACCCTAAAAAGGCATAGACCCGAGGAATTTAATCAGCCTTAACCTCGGACTGCTGTATGATTATTTATAATCAATACACCTGCTGGTCACTGACCATTTGATAATTTTACAGTATCATTAGTATCTAGAAACTTAATCTGTACCTCAGCTTCCTTGTACATTAACAAAGATTCATCCCAGTTGTATAGCTTGTTGTTAAGATCAGGTGTGGGGCTAACGACCCTTCGTATACCACGCTGAATAATGGATTTAGCACACTCATTGCAGGTAAAGAGGGTGGAGTATAAAGTAGCACCAGTAAGATCAAAGAACGCGCTATCTAGCGCATTACGTTCGGCATGACAAACCAGTTTATACTTAAGAGGTTTATCTTCATACCTCTTCTTAGTATCCTCCACCCCTCTCGGAAACCCGTTGTATCCTAACGAAAGAATTCGATGATCATCCGTTGTTATTACCGATCCCACCTTCGTCGACGGGTCCAGCGACCACTGGCTTACCTCCTTGGCGAGTTGAAGGAAACGGCCATCCCACTTCAGCAGTCTCTGTAGTATCCCCTTGGTAGTCATTAGTGTCATACCCCCCATCTGTAATTTGCTCTTCTACGAAATCAAGATTACCATCAAAGTAAAATCCCGACCCTCTAAGGAATGTTTCAAACTCTTGGACCACATCATCAAGAAATTCTGCCTCAATTTCATGTGTGTTACGGTTGTGTGGGCCTGAGTGCTCACATATAAAAGTAAATTTAGGCATTATTAATATCCCTCCATTTAGTTACAAACACTTCCAGTTTCTTATCTTCTTCCCATTCACTGCAATAGTCGTTATCGGTATCACATAAAGCCAATACCTCGGCTTCTGTAACTACTCGTGAAGATATAATCTGTTCACCCAAGGACAATTGGGAGAACTCTTTTACGACTTCATAGTCCTGCATTGTTACGGTATCCTCGGCCCATTCTTTCTTACCAACAGGTACCTCGATTACGTAGCGCATACGATAGGATTGAATACATTCAACCAACACCAATTCCGTTGCTTCTTCAACTTTGGTCATAGTCCAACTCCCGTCTTTGTTATCAGCAAAATTAATAGTATCACCGGTATTCCAACCAACCTCGGCCAACATATCATCTGGCAGGGGGAGGATAATCTCACCAGTTACAGGATCTTCTTCTACTTCAATAATACGACTCATAGGTTTCACCTTCATTTAAATCTCCATCACTTTTGCAAAATATGGCTCACCAGCATGATCTCCTCTTTCGTGACCAACATAACCACGCGGGTTAGCCACTATACGAGTAGATCCGATCATGTAATCAAACTCACTATGTGTATGTCCATGTACCCATAGTTTAATCTGTGGGGTATCTAAAATCAACTCTGACAGGTCAGAACTGTAAGCACCATTTACCATAGTATCATTTTCATACTGTGGTTTAGTAGATATTTTACTTGGTGCATGATGACCAACTACAACTAACTTACCAGTTAGATTTTCAGCCGCCGTCTTACGAATAACGTCAAGCATTACCTTGTGCAACGTTACCGATCTTTCGGGGGTAAACTTACCTGGTCTTTCATGGAACTTTTTGCTAACAACCTTTGTAAGATCATTAGTACCGTCTTCATTTACAGCATAGATTGGCTCACTAAAAACAACCCTTGCATCCGAATCAGCAATGATACGATAGTCATTCATGTAGTTCCTAATGGAGTACAATGTATGGGGTTGTTCTTTGTTCATGTCCGTCCAAAGAGTACCTCCAACAAATGTAATATCATCGATGACTTTTACTTCATTATCAAGCACGTAGAAGTTAGAAAGGTCTTTAAACGTTTCACGGATAATACTATACGACAAAGCAATATCTCCGTGGTAGTGTTCGTGATTACCGCAAATGAAGATAACGTGCTTAAACTTTGAACAAGCATCCTCTATAAACCCTACAAATCTTTCCTTCCTGCGATTGTCAACAGTCAGGTCGGAGGCAACAAAGATATCTCCAGCCAATAGGAGTACCTCGGCCTCAACAGGCTCAACAGGTAGTTCGGCAAATTCTAGATGGACGTCCGACATCAATGCAATTTTCATATCATTCCTTAGCTAGTGGGTGCACACCTACCAATGCCTGATGCTGCTTAAATTTCGATAGGTCGTGCTTCGTTTCTGAAATACGAGGTTGAATATTATTATAACTCTTTACAGGTACCTTATAGTACTCTGGGGTATATTTCATGCGCATGTACCCAAGTGCTGCCATTCCGTTAGAATGGGTAGAGGTAGTATTATCGGTCTCAAGAAGAAAAAAGTCTTCCTCCGTATACGTACCGATACCTATCACCTCACCACGGAAGTTAAAAATATATCCGTCTGGAGTTGGAGAGGTCAGTATCATAGTATTGAGATTCACGTTGGTTCTTTGATTTTCGTTTATATGCGGTCTTAAGTTCAACCACACGCATGCGATACTTCGGGGTACGAAGGTCGCGATGAACAGCAGCTCGTTTCATATTCTTTTCTCCTAACATAGTTATTATATACTATATAGTGAAAAAAATCAACTCACGTAATCTTTAGAGCCTTGTGGACTATTTTAGATTTAATCATGTCAGGGACAGACAGGAATGGAAATTCCAGAATAAAGGGACAACAGTCAGGACCCCATGCAGATTTTTTCATAAATTCTGCAAAGACAGCTATGTCCTCTTTTGAGTTGACGTTAAACAATCGTTTAGTCTTTACAAAAGAATCTAGTATCATAAATTTCCTTTATCATCGTCTTGATGTAATTTTTCTGCAATGCTCGTAAATATGCTCGGGGTATCTCATAGGATCGGAAAGAACGGTACTACAAGAAATCTTAAACGTAACTATATCTTGATTTGGACTGTTGATAAAATCATCATTAGACATAAACCCATAAGCACCTATTATTAAGACCAATATAAACCAAAAAGGCAATATGCTATGTAAAAAATTTACAATACGGTTAATCATCAGCTTCCCGTAACCAATTCAATTACCCCGTCACCTCTATCATAAAACGCTTCGATGAACATATGATGGCTGTCTTCTGATTCTCTAATAGCCTGCTCGGCAAACTTCCACATATCTAACCAAGTAATACATCCAGTATTGGTATCTTCGCGCATAGGAACTTTAACGTTCTCGTATTTCAGGGTTCCATTCCCAAATCCACTACTTGACTGGAAACTAACCACCTCGTATATAGACCATACTGATTTAAACTTATTGGCCTGTTTAATATCGTCATAATATGAATTACGTCTATCCCATTCAAAATCTTTTGCCTCACTCAAAGGTGAATATGCGTCCTTAAGAATTGATAGTCCTTTTCGTAATGAAGTAATTTTACTAGTACTAAAGACATCTTCAAGTTCAGCTATTTCATTGCTCAACAGCCAGTATGCATTATGCAGTTTACTGATCTGGTCAGCCGTAATACTAAAGGTTTCATTCATTGTACATGCCCTCTAATTAAACCTAACGCGTTATCACCGCCGTCTTTATACCATACACCGTTACCACCGGCTTTGATGAATGACTCTACAACATCGTATGTGTCATCAATCATAAGTGCGTCCACTCCGGCAAACCCAGTCTTATATCTACGTCCAGGCACTATAACTGCAGGCCAGTAGATATCGTGCATCTCCAACCACGCCAACTTCTGCTCCTGTACCTCTCGTTGACGATCAAAGCCGCCAGCAGAACTGAGAATACAGATCTCGAAACGATCATCTACCCTACGTAAGATGTCCAGCAACTCATCTGCATTGCCCATCTTCTCCAGGCTGGTAAATTCTGCATCATCCACAAACTCATGCCAATGTCTCGAGTACATCTTATTCACCCTATCGGCCTTGACCTCAGCCGGGGTACGGCCAAACTTCTCTGTATACCTTTTGTTAAAGTCACACAGCACCCCATCCATATCAACAAATATTTTCTTCATTAGATTTTCTCACAAATAATTTTAGAGTCGTAGTCTTCACCCAGGGTCATATTTTCACGAAAGATCTTAACCAGTTTTTTCCTGAACAATGACTCAATAGCCAGTATCATAGCAAATGCATTCAACCTGCTGGTTACAGTCTGAGAATCGCCAGCACTAAGTCCTTCGGCCTGGGATAGCATGACAACGATGAGAACGGCTTCTTCCATCCTAGGATCGGTATCTTCTTCCCTACCCATACTGGAATCCAGTATCTCTAATAGTTCCTTTAAGTCCCGATCGGATAGACCTATAAGAAAGTCTCTCATAGTCATGTATGGTTCAGATATTAGGTTAGCTGCAAGCAACCTGGTAACCGCCATGAAGTCGTTTTGCTTTAACACATTTTGGTAGTTAACCGTTACCTCACCATACTCATCAAAATCATCTTCCATACATGCTCCTTTAATGTATTGTAACGTAATTTGAATATTAATGCAACTGTTCTTTGTATTGATCGGAATGCTTGCAGTAGCGACGGAACTGAAACCCTACACAGGTACAGTTCACCTTTCCATTAAACTTGGTGACGATATACTCGCCGGTATCGTACGCTCGAAGTTCACCCGATACTTGATCTGCGGACCCAGCAATGCTTCCCACAATAATAGAATTAGCAATAACACGAACAGGTACCAATTCGTCATCGGTTCTCAGACATACTGCAGGTATCTCCAAACGGTAGGGAGGCTTGACAACAGTACCTTTGATAGTAACGGTTTCATAATCCTCCGTACGAAAGAGATGGTTGTTACGAACCCGGCATTGGAGTTCGACATAGGTGCCAATAAGATATGTATTCATACGGATATTATAGGCTATATCCGTAAATAAGTCAAGTAACTATTACTAGTTACTTTTTGTCCAGCATTGTTCCGTTTGCATCGGATTCCATGGCCCAATGCACCACTATCCAGTCATCGAGGCAGGCCTGTTCGGCATTAGGGGGAAGATCTTTTCCTGCCTTGGCCATGAGTGACAACCAGTGGGGAAAGTAACTATCTAGAATTTCTTTTTCTGATAGAGTCTCTACCCCATCTACTGCATTCTCACCATCAGAAAAGCAATATGTCCAGTACCTCATGCGTACACGTCCACTTCTGACCCCAGGGTATCAAAAACGCCCTTGGCATACTCAAAAGGCTTTTCATTGAATTCGATAGTAGTACGAATGCCTTGTTTGGAGATATCAATCTCGTAATTGTAATCACTCTTTTGCCAAAGAGTGTAACGGGTATTGTTGACTGTCTTTACATCGATAAGGCTGGGCATCATGATTGTTCTTCCTCTTCAAAAATATTGCTGTATATCTTCAACTTGTCTCGTTTGGCGTCAATGAGTTTATCCAATGCATCTTCCTCACCTACAATACCAAATTCGTAACACAGGTTAATCATGCATTGTAGGTCGGCTAGTTCCTGAATGAAGCCAAAGCGGTTAGTCTCTTCACCAAACCGGCGAATCTTAGAAACAGCCTGAATGACCTCGGCGCACTCTTCCTGTAATATATTTAAAATTTCTGTTTGACTGTTATTCATGTTAGAATATCTTTCTTGATCATGGATGAGTCTTGCTATTTGTTTTTTTCTCATTCTTCACACTCGTAATCTTCTTGATCTTCGTAGACTGGATCAGTTTCGATACAGATATGACCTATACCGATGATTCCATTCCATTCCGAACCTTCACGCCTTCCACCGGTAACCTCAAAGGGGGTAGCAAACTCTACTACATGCCCACCTAGGAGGGAATTACCATCATGGGTCAGATCGATATCTTGGAGAAGGATACAGCCTATGAGGCCGGCATCAACCCCATACTCGTTTCCGAACTGGTCATAATACCCACCATCCCCCCACCTGGTATTGATACTCACAAACCGGCGGCCATCTTTGAGTTGGAATTCACCTTCGTTACATCCATGATCGGTACGATCTTTGAAGAACAGGCCACATGCCTCATCCCATTCCCCATGCATGACGTAACACAAATCCCCCACCCAGTACTTACCTGCTGGCATCGTCATAATTACTCCTAGTTGATATAAGTCAATTATAGTCTATTCTGGAAATTAAGTCAAATGCCGAAGTAATCTATAAAGAACTTCATATGCTTTTTGTGCATCTCGGTATGACACCGGGAATAGAGATCATCCAGTACTTTCTGACGTTCACTTATTTCCCGGTGCACTTCTACATAAACACCAACTATAACTGTTATTGCAACTATAACAAACGTAACCAAAAATACCAACAGATTAAGTATGTCATGGAAGTAGACCAGGAAGGTAGGTACCAGGATAAAAGATCCTAGTACCAGGAACATAAGCCCTAAAGTTTTTTTAACTGACTGGTTCACTTACTGTTTTATCTTCTTCATTGGCATGTTCCTCACAAGAGGTATAGTACCAGCCTTTGCCCCGGAACAGACCTGCATTACCGCATTTCTCACAAGTAACCGAACTCATTGCCTCTGCCATGGATACTAGTCCACGAATATGGTCATCCCCCCCGGTATAGTAAAATCGCAAGGTGCCAAATTTCTCTTTGACCTGATCAAGGGTGACCTGAACACATCCATCACCTTGATTGAATCTTTCCTTACGATCTTGTTTCCAATCAATGTGATGCTGGATCTGGCTCATTAGTTGATTCAAAATATTATACCAACCATCACCGCATTCAAACCCCCAACACATGGTAGTTTGCGTCATAGGCTTATGACGATTGACCATCATCTTAGGATACTTCTCACATAGCAATTCATCTAGTTCTTGTCTCATATCTTTGTCCTACATTCATCTTGAAATTCTCAACTCAGCATCAGAATTATCCCAACATGCATTTCTGTACTTGTATACAAATTCACACAGTCCTTCATATGAGCCCCAACCATTAGGAGGATCCAATTTCTGAAAACGTTCTGGGTCGGATAGAAGAATATTCCACCCTTCATCTAACAGGTCAGAGATATCACTGGCAAACTTAAATTCCTGCTCCTCCGGACGCCACAGTACATCATACAGAGTCATGCCGTTGCTGAGAACGACTTCCTTGGCCATGGCGCCAAGGTTATGGGTAATGTTACCACTATAGACAGAGGTAGGCTGGACTACCATCAGATCAACATCCAGGCTCATAATTTAATCTCTAGAGGGAGGAACAGCAATTATAACACACTTCTGGTCTCGAGGCAATGACTTTTCACATTCCGTCATCGCTTTATTCACAATGTTTACCCAAGAAGATGGATTAACCGCTTGAAATAATCCAGCTAAAGTTACACCAAAAAGAATACCGAAAAAAAATCCAAATACGCCTTCTCTCATAATTTGTTACCCCAAGTCCGGTGGTTCTCGGCCACATGTTCCATTCCGTCATATTCGTGTATGTGCCACTTGGCATCGTCAGGCACTTCTACAATGACCAGGGAGGCACAATAGCCGTTCGCCTTTGTTCCCATTTCCTCCACTACAGCCACCAGATCGAGATCGGCCCGGTTCTGTATCAACTCTCTCTGGCTCAAGTAATGATCTTCACTATCCATATGACGGGCATGGTAGTATTCAGTCATGTCATATTTGTTGACACATTTCTCCCACGCAATACCTTTACGGCCCAGAAATTTTTCAAACGCTTCATTAGATAAGTTGAAGCCCCCGAACCCGCCATTGATTACTACTTTCATTTTTCTACTCCAAAATGTTCTTTAATTGCTACAGCCGTTGCGTGATTGCCATTGAACACGGCAATCTTAACACACTCGAATATCAACAACTCGGCAAACTGTTCTAATTCAAATTCAATGGCATGATTAGACCATTCAGGAAACCCGGCCTCATTAGCAAACTGTTTAATCTGTTCGTTCATTTTTTCTTATTCCAATATCAGCACGTAGGAATGCATGTACCAGACAGATGGCGATATAGTTAACAAAGCTGTACTCAAGTTCTAGGACAGGAAACAGAGTATTCAAAGCCCACAGGTATGCAAAGGGGGCAAGAAGGGCTAGGGCAATCAGCAGTACAAAGGTTGGGGCACGAACTTTAATCATCATTTAACTCCAAAACGTTGTTTAATATTCGTTCGTTCATTCTTCAACTCCGTAAAAATGTTCTCTAATGGCCACATAACTATCAACACCGCACTGGACATAACCATCCCAATGCGTGTCCTTCATCATGACCTCATCTTCCAGCACAGGCTTGTATTGTTCTTCCACCTGCCGCAAGCATTCAGCCACAATCAACTCGGCGAACTTTTCTGGATCAAAAGGACTACACTGCATGCAATCATCGTATGTTTCTCCCTTACCCCAGCCAGCCTGTTCGGCAAGTTGTTGAATTCGTTCGTTCATTCTTCAACTCCGAAATGCTCCAAAATCTGATTACGAACTTCGTAGTTGCCATCAGCGTACCGTTCACCAATATCAGCACATTTCTGAATAAGCAACTCAGCAAATTTTGGTAGGCTGGCATTATAATTTCCAGCCCAACCAATTCCTTCATCTTTGATATATTGGAATCCAGCCTGTTCAGCAAGTTCTTTAATTCGTTCGTTCATAGCCGATTGCCTTCCAAATCAATGCGTGGTTCTTTATGGGTGATAGAGCCTTCGTACTCCAACTGAGACTTCTCAAACTCAGACATCCAGTCATCCGGTTGCACCGACCATCCGATGATATACTCACGCGAATAGAAGGTATCATGTTCTATCTTAGCCCGAATCTCGTCAACGATCATCTGACATCTCTTCTCAAAGAACTCCCCACCTTTGATGGAATGCTCAATATTCTCGGCCACGTAGGAGTACCCACCCTTCATCTTCCAGTACTGGGGACAAGGGCCAAAGCCTTCACCATCCCAATCATGGGCACCATAGTTTTCCATATACTGGGTTTCGATGACGAGTTTCATATACTACCTTTCTTACTGAACATACGTTATTATAGTCCGTTTTCGTAATTAAAGCAACCCCTAAAAAGTAACTATTTCTAGTTACTTGCAAATGGCTTGGATATCGGTGGCGGATATGGACAGTTCCATGCCGATCCTACGGCATTCATATAACTGGGCGGTATTGTATGTACCAAATGCAAAGCATGTCAGGAGAAACATACTTACAATGGTCACTATGTAGAGGAAGGCTTTTTTATCGTCACTCATCATGCACCACTATAGTGACGGGTGGCAAAGGTTTCCATCCATTCTAGAACCAGTTCCTTGGCCTGGTGCCGATCAACATCGAAGGCCTCCTGGACTACCGGGCCGGATCCGAACATGTTCATAGACCCACTTTCTCTGATAACATCCAGAAACCGGAATACCTGTTCTTTGAGTTCTTCCGTCAATTCAATCTTTTTTGTCATAAAGGTTCCTTAGAGTAATATAACCATGTCCTACCTTTAGTAAGAACTTGTTCCAGCATTTAGGGCACGTAGGCACCTTATCGGTATACATGGGTAGACCATGTTTATCCTTGGCACCTTCTTCGTACTCGTAATCACATACTTGGCATTTATGGCGATTTAAGTCCATCGATGGCTCTCAACAAAAAGCGTGTGACGGTGTCTGCAGAATCCTTGGATGGATGGGCCATGGATGCCGCCAACGTAGCACCCAACCAGCCGGCGGCATAGGAGTGGGATCCGTACTTGGCAACAGAGGCATCAATGAACTGGTCAATGAGTACTTGGTATTCTCTTTGTCCTAGATTAGACATTTTCTTTGCTTTCTTCAACTAGTTTATGGGCAAGGTTAAAGGCATACATGACGTATTGGTATATGGTGCCACGTTCGTTGTAGGGCAGTTGGCGGATCATCCGATCTAGATCAGCAAATGACTCCGGGGTCACAAAGAGACTCGAACGAGGTATAGGGTTATCCATTTTAGTACTTTCCATTTTTACGAGTGAATTGGTGCATGATCATGCCGGTATCGGCTGGAATGCGCATCTTCATGGCCAGATAGGCCTCACCCCTTTGCCAAGGAATGCGCTTGACTTTTTGTTCTTCGTAGATGTTGACCCAGGCATTGAGGGTCTTATCGAAGTATCGTTCAGTTGGTTTCATCTATCTTTTCTCCTGTTGATGTCTTATTATAGGCTATACCCGTAATAAAGTCAACTGTTCAAGAAGTAAATATTTTTATGTACTTCATGAATTCTACGTATCCGCCGTACACCATGCCGCCCATTGCAATAAAGAAGATGGCAAGGGCAAAGATAGTTATTGCCATCAACGACCATCCAAAGAGCCGGAAGATCCATTCAACAAGTGTATGCAGCATGCTATCCCTATGATTAGTTGTAGGCTACGTTTTTCCATGTTCGCCCCTACTTGAGTTGTTACCCTGTCCATCCATTTTATTCAGAGTCTGTGTGCAGTTAGGATTCTGCCTATCAGAGCCTGCAGGGTTCATGCCCCACGCTTACGGTTTTCTGCCACCGGATCTCTATCGCTAATCAAACGCCATTTTAACGAGAAATGGTAACAGGATCAGATTAAGGACGCCTGAGTGTTCTACAGGTCGTTTAAGAGTAGCTTCGCAGCGCGCGCCTCGCAGCGCCTCTCCTTAAAACTTTGTTGCCAGTAATTTTTCAACTGGCGGCTTGGGGATCCGGTCCCCCCACCCTATGCCTTATTATAGGCCATCCTGTTATTTAAATCAACCCTTTTTTCATCACGTTGAAGTAGTAACAGGTTGCGTTACCCTTAGTAACACCCAAGGCCACCATGATAGCCTCAACACATCCGACCTTATTCTCCACCCCTACCTTCGCCATGCATTCGGCAGCTACGGCGGTCTTGGAGCCTTTCTTAGGTGCAGCCACCTTATCGGCCATGCCCTTGATGGTCACTTTGTTGAGATCCACTGGGGCAGGCATCTTAGCCACCTTACGGGACTTAGCCTTGGGTTTAGACTTGGCCAGATCCTTGTCTGCGGCCACTTGCTTGGCCTTAGCATCAGCCAACAACTGGTGATGGGATTCGGCGTCTTCGATCAACTTGTGATACTCGGCCTCAGTCACCTTAACGTCGTTGAAGAAGTAGTTCATGGTCTGTTCCTTTTCATTGTTCATACGTAATTATAGTCAAAGTCCGTAATAAAGTCAACTGTTATTTTAGTAACTATTCTTAGTTACGTTTTGCATTATAAAACGTGCGCACGAAAGGCCACCATCACCTTGACCCGGTCGAAGATAGCCAAGATGAGAGTATCAGGTATCGTCACCGTATCATAGTCTTCTGGATCCAAGGCACGCTTGAAGCAATCAACTGCGGTATCACTAATCATCTTACGGTATTGGGCACGGGTGCGGTTCTCCACCTCAATTTCTGGGCTATCCTCATCCATGCATTCCACCAAGTCCACAGATTCGGAGATGCAGGCATCAATCAGGCGCTGGACCTGATCACAATAGTCGTTAAATCCAAATCTCATAGATTCTCCAGTTCTTTGATTTCTGCAGCCATACGTTCAACCATCACAATACCGTCCTTCAAGGGGATGCTATATTGGCATTCCAAGCTGTAGGCAATCTCAGCAGAGTCTACCCCACCTTCTATCATATCCACTATGTCTTGATACAATTCGGCCATTCTACTCATATTTTCTCCTGTTGATATCCAATTATAGTCCAGCCCCGTAATAAAGTCAACTGTTATTTTAGCTTACATATGGTTGAACGCACAAGCACGGTGAAGGCCCCGGCCAGGCCCGGGCGCGAGAGTGTGACCTTGCCGTCCACACTGTCCCTGACTGCGATGTATTCTCTACCGTTGTAGATAACTACAGTGCCCGCAGGCACCTCCTCAGTCATCTATCTGTATAGAAGGATCCATGGCCTTCAACTGGCTAGCAACCTTCTTCAGAAAGCGTGCCCGGGCGATGACTTCTGCCATTGGCAGTTCACCGTCGCAGGAGAGGTTTTCGGGGGATAGGTCGTTGCTGAGCATGCGCGCAAGAAGTTGGCGATCTTCTACAAAGATGAGACTCAGGGGGCGGAAGCTTTTATTGAACATCTTATCCCACGAGTTTTTCGTCTGCACGTATTTGCTCAGCTCTTTCATGCTACTTCCTTTGCGTCCATAATTTCAGCGAGGATGAACTTGGCAATGTTCATGTTCTTCCGAGACTGGTCCAGGGCCTGGGCATTGCCAAAGCCCTGCAGTTCCTGGGCATCAGACAACAAACCCATCACCACAAACTCCAAACCACAATGGCTTGCGGTCAATGATTTCATGTATTCTTGACGGATAGCGGCTTCGGACATTCCGTAGCACTTGGTTTCGAATTCTGTCATATCGTTTTCTCCTGTTGATGTCTTATTATAGTCCAGCCACGTAATAAAGTCAACTGTTATTTTGCACGTTTTACGATGCAAAATGTAACTAGTTTTAGTTATCGAACTCACACCCAGGGCATTCGGGATAATGGCGTTCGAAGTCGGAGATATCCTTGGCCGTCCAACCACCCCATTCCCCATTAGAGGCGGGGGGGTAGAGGAGGCTATCGGCCATCACATGGAAGACGTCAGCAGAGATGTCATCAGCATGACGCTCGCCCATCTCAATCAACGTGTAACGAATATCACTGAACACACAAGCAGATACGTCATTCATAGCAGTTCTCCTTCAACAATCAAGTACACAATGCCTACGAGGGCAAAAGCAATGGTGGCCAAATCGATCATATCCATGTTGTTTTCTCCTGTTGATATCCAATTATAGTCCGGCCCCGTAATAAAGTCAACCGTTATTTTAGTAACTATTCCTAGTTACCGTTTTACGATGCAAAATTTAGCCCTGAATCAACATGTATTCGGCCAAGGACTTCCAATTGGCAGACTTGGAATTAGCGATTTTTGCCGTCTTGATCAGCGTACGAAGGCTAACTTCCTTAGACTTCTCCTTCAGTTCATCAACCAAGGCCAAGGCCGCCTTCTTCACCGACATGGCAACCTCAGGCATAAACCCATCATCGTTCATGATAACGGCCATACGTTCGATCTTCTGGGACAGGGTCATAGAGAGATCAACACACATAGCGCGTGAACGAACGGCCTGTTCCATCTTATGAAGAGGCATGTTGGAGATGAAGATGATGCCACCTTTGAACTGGAACCAACGGGGCACATCGTCCTCGTCTTTAGAAGAGTTCCAGGAGATGATGCGTTTATCAAAGGTATCCAAAGCACCCT